GCCTACATGGGTGCAAACAACTGTATGTTTGAGAACAACATGACAATCACCGATGATTACACTATCACCACAGGCCGCAGCGCCAGCAGTGTTGGACCAATCACAATTGATGGCGGTGTAACCGTGACAATTCCTAGTGGTAGCAACTGGGTCATTCTTTAAGGAAATATTATGAGTTCTGTTGTTCTTACTGGCGACACATCTGGTTCGGGAACTATCACCGTTCCCGCTGTCGCTGGCACATTTACTGCGACCATTGGTTCTGCTACTGGTACACACTACCCGTTCACTGCTGGCACTGCTGTTGCGTCTACATCTGGCACTTCAATTGACTTCACTTCAATTCCATCGTGGGTAAAGCGAATCACTGTGATGTGGAGCGGGGTAAGCACCAACGGGACTTCTAACCCATTGATTCAATTGGGTGATTCTGGCGGTATAGAGGCAACAGGGTATTTGGCTAATTCTTCTGACTACACAGCTTCTGCTGCCTATACAACAGGTTTTGGTGTTTATTCTGGTCAAGCATCTAACATATTGCATGGAGTTGCAACTTTTGCGCTTCTTAACGCTAGTACAAATAGTTGGTCATGTTTTGGCGTAATCAACAACAGTAGCGGTAATTACGTTTCGTCAATGGCTGGTTCAAAATCATTATCAGATACTTTGACCCAAATTCGCATCACCACAGTGAACGGCACAGACACCTTTGACGCTGGTTCTATTAACATCTTGTACGAATAAAGGAAAAACACCATGAAACGCATTGAAGTAAATCTCGCAACTGGCGAAACAACTGAAGTTGAATTAAACGCAGAAGAACAAGCACAAGCTCAAGCACAATACGCTGCTTGGCAAGTTGAAGAAACTGCTCGTTTGGCTGCTGTGGCGGCTGAAGAAGCCCGTCAAGCTAAATTCCAAGAGTGGTTGGCTACACAAGAGGCTCAGTAATGACAGCACTTATCAACGCATCAACATCATCGGGGTTAATCACCACCGCTGACACCAGTGGTGAGCTGGCGCTGCAAAGCAACGGCACTACTAAATTTACTGTTAGTTCCACAGGCGCTTACGGTCAAGTGGCGGCTGGCACTGCTGTGGCTTCAACTAGCGGCACTTCGATTGATTTCACTTCGTTGCCTTCTTGGGTGAAGCGTATTACCGTGATGATTTCTGGTTTTGGTACTGGTAGTGGCGGCACATCTGTAAAACTTGTTCAGCTTGGTACTAGTAGCGGATTTCAAACAACTAGTTACACATCTGTTGCTGTGTTCATGGGAGCTACTAACAGTGTTGGTGGAGCGCAAGGAACAACTGGTTTTGTCTTTGGTGGTAATGGCGCTGGTGACCGTTTATCAGGAAACCTTGTTTTTACAAACATTACTGGTAATCAATGGGTTTGTTCTGGTGGTGGAGCATATACAAACGCTGTGACTTTTAACTGGTCATGCGGTGGAAACGTAACTTTGGCTTCTGCGTTAACTCAAGTTCGCATCACCACAGTCAACGGCACAGATACTTTTGGTGCGGGTACTGTCAACATTCTCTACGAGGGTTAAACCATGTCAGTAGTAATCAACGGCTCCGCAGGGGTCACAACAAACTCAGGTGCTGTGTATAACGGTATCGCTTCTGGCACAGCCGTAGCAAGCACATCTGGCACTAGCATCGACTTTACGTCTATCCCTTCTTGGGTGAAGCGTATTACTGTGATGTTTAATCAAGTAAGTACAAATGGCAGCTCAATACCACAGATTCAAATTGGTTCTGGTAGTGTTTCAACTAGTGGATATAAAAGCACAGCTAGTTTTGGCGTTAATGCTAGCTTTAACTACGCTTATGCTACAACTGGTTTCATCATAGATACTTCTTATGCACAAGCATCTGAGACGCGCTCTGGCTCATACGTGCTTACTTTGTTAGGCTCAAACACATGGGTTGGAGCAGGAAACATTGGTGGTGATTCTGCTGCTTTAATTACTTTTTGCTGCGCTGGAAATTCACCTGCTCTTGGTGGCGCTCTTGACCGTGTTCGCATCACCACAGTCAACGGCACAGACACCTTTGACGCTGGTTCAATAAACATTCTTTACGAGTAATCTATGGCAGATTTTGGTTTTATCGGGCCAAGCTATGAAGCTCCATCCATCTACCAAGATGCACAGGAACTGATTAACTTCTTTGGAGAAATTGACCCGATGAAACAAGCGGGGGAGCGTGGCATTGTTGCGCTTTACCCAACGCCAGGGCTGACGCAATTCGTTCAACTACCCCCAGAGGAAGAAGTGCGCGGTATGCGTACCATTTCTGGCGGTCAGTTGATGATTGCTGTTTCAGGCCCGTATGTTTATGCGATTAACGCAACTGGCTCATATTTCCTGCTTGGGTTCTTGAACTCTACGTCAGGCCGTGTCAGCATTTCCGATAATGGCATAAACGTTTACATTGTTGACGGTTCTTACCGTTACACATGGCGAATCAACAGCCTGCCAGTGACAACCTTTGTTGGTTCAGTCTCAAGCACTACATTAACTGTATCGTCAGTTCAATCTGGCACTATCCGTGTCGGTCAGCAGATTTTTGGCGTTGGTATGCTGCCAAACACAATCATTACCGCATTGGGTACTGGTTCAGGCGGCACAGGCACTTACACGGTCAATCAGTCTCAGACCGTAACAAGTCAGACAATGAACGGTGTTCAGGCTGGCGCTACCGTTACGGCATCAATTGGTCAGACTTTGAGCGGTGTGACCATTACAGGAACTGCTGGTGAGTTTTCTTGCACTGCTGCTGGTCAAACATTGGTGGTTGGTCAAACAATCACAATTAGCGGCACTTATGGCGGCACAGGTTCAATCACTGGTTATGCCAATCCTACGACCTACTACATCATTGCCACCAACGGGACAACGACATTCACATTGTCAACAACCGCAACTGGCTCTGGCGTGGTCACTACGGCAGGCACACCAACTGGTTTGACTTATGCCGTAGCAAACACCACCATGACCATTTCAAACGTGGCAAGCGGCGTTGTTTACCTTGGTCAAACAGTCCAAGGCGTTGACGTAACGTCAGGAACAATCATCAATGCCTTTGGCACTGGTTCTGGTTCAACTGGCACATACACTGTAAGTTCAGCGCAATATGTGGCTTCAGAAACCATGTATTTGCTCAACTTTAGCCAAATGCCAGCCACAGACGGTGCGTTTAGCGGTGCTGGCACTGTTGACATCATGGACAACTATTTTGTCTACAACCGCCCAAATTCACAGCAATGGGGTGCAACGAACACCTTGTCGCCAATCAGTTCTGGCTTGAGCTTTGCCAGCAAAGACGGTGCGCCTGACTATTTGGTTTCGCTGATTGTTGACCACCGTGAAGTTTATTTGTTGGGTTCTGAATCGTCAGAAGTGTGGACTGATGTGGGTGCGTTTCCGTTCCCTTTTCAGCGCATCCCTGGCACTTCTACCCAACACGGCATTGCCGCGCAGTATTCAATGGCTCGTTTAGGCAACTCGTTTGCTTACCTGTCAAAAAACAACCGTGGTCAAGGCATGATTGTTCAAATGAACGGCTACACCCCAACACGCATTTCTACTCACGCAGTGGAAAACAGCTTGTTGAACCAAAACATCACGGATGCTGTTGCCTACACCTATCAGCTTGAAGGCCATGAAATCTATGTGATTTCGTTCCCAAGCATTGACCTTACATGGGCTTACGACACATCAACAACGATGTGGCACAAGTGGTTGTGGGTCGATTCAAACAACGTTTATCACCGTCACCGCTCAAACTGCGCTGCTTCTTTCAACGGCAATGTCTACGTTGGCGATTGGGAAAACGGAAAGATTTACTTGTTGGACACTGAAAACTACACAGACGATGGCGGTGAAATTCGCAGATTGCGCCGTTGCCCACACTTGGTTTCTGACTTGCAGCGTCAGTATTTTGATGAATTGCAGCTCCAATTCCAGCCAGGCGTGGGTTTGTCGGGCGTTTCTAACACTGCCAACAGCTCTGCCATTGCTGGTATTGCCATCGCTGGCATCGCTATTGCTGGTTCAACTGGTACTGCATCGGCAAACGTAGACCCACAGGCCATGCTTCGCTGGTCAAATGACGGTGGCTCTACTTGGTCGCGTGAGTATTGGGTTGGTATCGGTAAACAAGGCCGTTACAAGAATCGTGCCATCTGGCGCAGATTAGGCATGGCGCGTGACCGAATCTTTGAAGTGGCGATTACAGACCCTGTAAAGGCTGTGATTGTGTCTGCAAACCTTAAAGCAAGTGGAGCGGATAACTAATGGCAGGCGGTCTACCAAGTTCACCACAACTGAACCCATACCCACAATCTGAGTTCCTTGATGGAGCTACGAAAAGACCAACACGGGCGTGGCAACAGTTCTTTCTGAACATGATTAACTTTTCATCGTCTGATTCTGCAACCACAGACGCTGCTGGTCCAACGTTGCCAGCTAACCCTGTGGGCTTCATAAACATCACAGTAAATGGGCAACCTTTCAAAGTTCCCTATTACAATCAATGATATGAACACAGCAGAAATCTTTGCACAAAAAGAAGGCACTTTTGAGTGTGATTTGGGTACGGTTCACCATTTTTCTGATGGTCTGTATGCCAAAGAAATGCACATTCCAAAGGGCTATGTAGCTGGAAGCCATGCCCACAGCTATTCTCATTTGAGCATTTTGTCCAAAGGTAAGGTTGTTGTTAAGACTGATGAATTTGTAAAAGAGTTCACAGCGCCAGCTTGCATTGAGATTAAAGCTGGAATCCATCACATGATTGAAGCGTTGGAAGATGCTGCATGGTTTTGCGTTCATGCGACTGATGAAACAGATGTGAACAAGATTGATGAAGTGCTGATTTCAAAATGAAGAACTTTCAACAAATTGCCGCTGGTGTTGATGTGATTCCACTTTTGTTGGAATTGCAGCGCCAGCCTGAGTTGTGGAACAAGAACCCTTGTCGGCAGTCGTTAAAAGGTCCACACTACGAGCAATCGGACATTGTGATTCGCTACAAAGACGAAACGCCAAACATTGAAACTGGTGATTTCAGCGACTTTAGTGATGAACACATCCCTGTTTGGTACAAGGCGGCAGATATGTTGCCATCAATGCGAAAACTGGTTTTTGATTTGATGGGGTTTGTGAACGGTGAAATGCTTGGTGGGGTGTTGATTTACAAATTGCCGCCTGGCAAGAAAATCCACCCACACACAGACAAAGGCTGGCACGCTGAATCGTTTGAGAAATTCAACATTTGCTTGCAAAGCAATCCTGCTGCTGGCTTTTGTTATGACGATGAAGTAATGATTCAACGTGCTGGTGACATTCATTGGTTTAGAAACACTGTTGACCATTGGGTTGTGAATGAAGGCCCAGATGACCACATCATTTTGACTGTCTGCATTTTGCTTGACAATGGTGTTCGCGCACCTTGGTCGCCAGAAGGCTGGACAATAGATAACCGTTTGAACGGAAGGAAATAATATGCCAATGGGATGGGTTGCAGCAGCTACGGCTGTAAGCGGATTATTGGGCGCAGACGCTGCTGGTGACGCAGCAGACACGCAAGCGGGAGCATCACGATATTCTGCTGAATTGCAGAAGCAGATGTTTGATGTTCAAAACAAACAGCAAACAGGCTATCGTGCGGCTGGTCAACAAGGTTTGGCTCAGATTGGAGCTTTGGGTTCTGGCACTTACCAAATTTATGACGAGGCAGGAAATCCTATTGGCGACCAAAAAACTGGTTCTGGTTATTTAACCAAACAGTTTTCGCCTCAAGATTTTGCAGAGGGCATGGACCCTGGCTACGCTTTCCGTTTAAAAATGGGTCAAGAGCAAGCATTGCGTCAAGCCAATCAAGCGGGTGGCGCTATTGGTGGCAACGCTTTGGCTGGTCTGCAAGACTACACCCAAGGTTCAGCAAGCCAAGAATATGGCAATGCGTTTAACCGTTTCCAAACTCAGCGTGGCAACATTTACAACACATTGGCTTCAATTGCTGGTTTGGGTCAAACTTCACTTGGTCAAACTGGTCAAGCAAGCGCAACTGCTGGCGCAAACATTGGTCAAGCCATTTCAAACGTTGGTTCTGCTCAAGCCGCTGGAACTGTTGGTGCTGCTAATGCTATTGGCGGTGCTGCTCAAAGTTTGGGAAACCAATACTATTTGAGCCAGTTAATGAAACCACAAACACCAACTCCAACAGGTTATGGGACTCCAGTTGCATCTAACCCAATGGAATTGCGTACATAAGGAACAATCATGGCTGATTTCACACCAGTTGCATTAGGCGTAAAGCCACCACAAGGCATGAGTTTGAGCGAAATGCTCAACATGGCTAACGTTGCACAA